GGTTCAGCCAGCAAGGCTTTTAAATACGCCGTTGTCTGTTGTTCTTGTTCCTCCGGTGTTATCGAGTTGAAACGCATCGCATCAGCAATATTTGGCTGACGGAACTGGATCAATTCAGTTGGCCGCGATGGTAGCGGGAAAAGAGGTAAAAGCATCCTTGCTCCTTAATTCAAAGAGAAAAACTAAAGCCCAGAAGGGAAGCTAAAGAACTTGAGGATTGGTTAAACGTGCTGTGCAATGCGAAGGTCATTGGGAATGACTTAAATTCCGTAACCTGATCCCGCGCATAGGTGACATCGCCGGTAGTGACCGGGAATACCGTCATCTCATTTTCCAGTTTGGTTAAACCGGAGGACAGCAACCGATAAATACGCACATTGAGCAAATATTTAGACGGTATATTCCCGGTACCGTCCGGATTGATAACCCGACCTTTTGCCGTCTTAAACCAGTCCAAAACGAGGCCATCAACGGTATCCCTGACCATCATTGTTATCTGCCCAGGCGAACGCTCCGTTGGCTGAAGGATATTCCCTCCGCCGATTTTAATCGTTTCATATTCGATGCTGTAATCGTGGTAGGTAATGTCTTTAGCAAAGAAGTCTGCCCCCTCCAGACCATCAACTTCGACAGAGAACTGCCATCCTTGCGCGAACAGCATTTTGTTCATGATGATTGACGTCAGCTTACCAACTTCCCGCTCACCAACGCCGGAGCCAAATAATGTCGTCGTTAATGCTGAAGATACATAAGACTTTACTGAAGCAACATTAAGCCCCATATCAGCCCCCTCACTTCAACATGGATGAGAAAAGAACAATTCCAGGGATAATTGCCCTTGTTGCGCTCATTTTCTCTTCCAGATCCAGCTTTCGCTGATACAGCGTGTTCTCGTCGGATAAATTACTGGCATCGAGTTTCCCCGCGATAGATATTCTTCGCAGGCGATCAGTGTTAGGTATCGCGATTAACACTTCCAGATAGTCAGAAAGTAACCCAATGATTTCAGGTGGCACTTCCCCATTATCCAGATCCATATCACGTAAATTAGCCAGATATGACACATTCAGCGGGTATACCGCTCGATGAGTATCTTCAAGCTCGATATTCCCATCGTAAACATCGGAGTAGACAAGATCGCCGGTGTGATCTGTAACCGATACGAGCGCAAGAAAATCAGCTGGGCAAGCAAGTGATTTACAGGTCTGATCAGTGAAGCGTATCCGCTTGATGTGTCCCGCCCTATCCTGGTAGGTTCCCAATGCTTTTCTTAGCAGGGATTCCAGTAAGGCAGGTTCATCCGCAATCAAAGGTGTGAAGCGGGTTTTGACGTCTTCGAGTAATTGTCGTGGTGTCATTGAAACCTCGTAGAATCTGGTGTGTTAACCGATTCTACGAGTAGTCATTTGTTCATTGAGTAGGAATATTGTTGTCTGGGGGGTAATCAGTGTAGGTGGAATGAGGGATATGATATGGTTATCACATAATCAGGTTGTTTTGAGTAAAACAATAAAACGCCCTTTAATGGGCGTTTTTTTAAAACTTAAATTGACTATCCTTTCAAATACTATTTTAATTCTATGTAATTTTTAAATTCTCCCTCATATTTATACATGATGCTATCAAATCCTTCCATTACATCAACGAATTGTTGTGAACATTCCGGCTTCCAAGGCGTACACTTACGAACCATATCCATTTTTTTCTTATCCTTCGTTGTATCGACTAAGGATAGGTACCCTATAAAATTCATCATCTGAACAGGATCTTGATTTGTGAATATATATTTGACGTTTTGCTTAGTAGGTGAAAAAGAATCAAAAGCAGGGAACATATATTCACCAGAAAAAGAGAGTGCAGCATCAATGACGTCTGTTGCTGGAGTGCAGTTGCTCAGAATTGGCACTAAGCTAAAATTAGCACCTGAGCACACTGCATATATATCATCCCCTTTTTTTAGTTTTAACAGAGAGTCTTGCTTTGAATCCAATATTTTCAATTTGATATAATTTAGTGGCGTTGCATTTTCCCCTGGAGTAAATAACTCTACAATTGGTTTATTATTCACCATTCTTATGGATTTTATTTCACCATACACAATTGGAATTGTGTTCCATTTTTCCTGAGCAGCAAATTCATTATCTTTAAAATCATTAACCAACTCAGATGGCAAATGATAACCAAATTGATTGTTCATTGCTTTCGAAGCAAATCCAGACAAATAGAATGCCCTTACTAAATCATAATCTTTCTTTGAGGTAGAAAGCCAATCTGGCAATTTATTATCAGCTATCGCGCTTCCAGCAAAAATAGCACAACAAAATGTTATTACATTAAATAATTTCATTTTCCATTCACTCATTAATCGGTTTAAACTCACTAATTAATTCACCAAGACTATTTGGGTATGCTTTATAAATAACATACTCCGAAGAGCCATCTGAATATTGGTAAACCCCATAACAGACCAGTTTATTTATTCCTTTCTGAATAGTTTTTTGATTATAAGAATCAACCACTGTTATTCCATATGACGATAATATTTCGTTATATTCTTCAATAAGAGCTTTTCTTGTTTCCACTGAATTACAATCTACCTTCGAAAAGTCAACTTCATCAGCAAAAACATTAAATGTTAAAAAGGAAAGCACTAAAAACAAACGAATCAGCATAAATCCACTCCTACGCATGGATTAATAGTCATTGATCGCAAAGGCGTAAACTTGCCAAAGGTATTTCGTATAATCGGTACAAATCTCCTTTACGCTTGATGCTGCATTAACAGTCCCAGCCATAAATAATAACGGTAGTAATAGTTTTCTCATTATAACCTCACCTGCCTTATAACTCATTTAGGGTACATATTTTCGCCTTTAAAAAAAAGAGGTTATTAGATCCAATTGTGCATTTATCAAACAAGCAATGCTCTAATAAATTTGTATTTTTAAGTCGCGAATGCTATCTTTTCGCATCATATTGACCTTTTAATCGTTCAGGCTTATAGTTCCGCCGTCGTAGCAAATTCTGCGACCGGGTTTAGCAGCCTGAATACTTACGCGGACAACCGCAGATTTCCGATATTGCGGTATTTTTGTGTCCGTAAACCACGTTACGCCCGAATTATGGTGGGGCGTGATGGGGAGGCTTCGGCCTGCTGGTTTCGTAAGTGCCAGTCTGCTAACCCCGTCACGTCCTGCCACCTGTTTAGCAGCGGGTCGCAGGTTGTTTATCAACTTACGAGGCCGTAACTATGGTTAATGCCAATCCTTGCGCACGCCAAGAATTCATCTGGCGTTTCTATTCCTGTAAAAAACACCACTATCACTTCGTTATCGCTGCAACAGAAGACGAAGCACGCTCTCAATTGCCTGATGGCCCCTGCATTTTTACTGCCCGTTTTTCAACTAACTCGCGCAATTCACTTAGTTACTGGAGCCTCCCCTTCTCTGCCGACGTTCAGGGGGGTTTATGAAAAAACCTCTCGTCACCCGTAATGACATAGCCGAAGCGATCGCCCTGCATACTGCCTGTATGCCGACACGGGAGATCCCCGGCGCAATTGCTAACTATTTCATGATAACCAGGCGTTTTTATACCCGAACAGATAAGGCTGTGATCAACAGGCTACTGATAGCCGAGATCAGGGATTATTTGATTGAACAAGGACGTCTACGTTACGCAACAGTGGCAGCAGAAATGAGAAAGGAGGCACATAGAATGACCGGTAATAATTTGAATGTTGAAAAACCAGCACCTGTTACGTCAGCTACGCCAGCACCAGCCGTGAATATTATCCCCAACACCGGAGACACAATCGACAGCCTGACACTGTTAAAGATGGTCAATGAGGCACGGAAATTATGTAGCGAAAAACCAGTTCGCAACAATGATTTCATTGCCAGAGTTAAGGATGAGCTTGATGGGGAGGGTTACGAAATCTTCGTAACCCCTATGGATAAGAAAAAAGGTGGAGCGGATCAGGTAGTTATAGTAATGACATACAAACAAGCCCTGCGAGTCGCCGCACGCGAATCAAAAGCCGTCCGCCGTTCGCTGATCGACAAACTGGAAGAATTGCAGCAGGCAAACTCCCCTGCCCCATCGATCCCCCAAACATTACCAGAAGCTCTACGCCTGGCTGCCGAGTTGGCAGAACAGAAAATGCAGCTGGAACAACAGCTGGTGGCCGCAGCCCCTAAAGTCGATTTTGCCGACCGGGTATCAGTGGCTAATGGAATCCTGATCGGGAACTTTGCAAAGGTCGTTGGACTTAAGCAAAACGCCCTTTTCTCATGGTTGCGCCAGAACGGCATTCTCATGGCTTTTGGTGCGCGCAAAAACGTACCGCGCCAACAGTACATCAACGCCGGGTATTTCACGGTGAAAGAAGTGGTGCTGGATGATGAAAATGGCTACCAGATACGGCTGACGCCCCAATTAACGGGTAAAGGCCAGCAGTGGTTAACTCGCAAGCTACTTGATGCTGGTTTGTTAAAACCAGTAGCAATAGGTTAACAAAAGAAAAAAACCTGCCAGCAAACTGGCAGGTTTCTGAGCAGATCGACCAACCCGATCTGGATCGAGCCAGAAAAATTTGCTCTAATAAATTTCGTTTTCTAAGTGCAAAGAATCACCATTTCGAGCTGGTGATTGAAGGTTGATGCAAATTTGGAGAAAAAATGCAACAAACATTCAATGCGGATATGAATATATCAAACCTTCATCAAAATGTCGATCCTTCAACCACTCTGCCTGTTATTTGTGGTGTTGAAATTACGACCGACCGCGCTGGCCGTTACAACCTTAATGCTCTACACAGAGCGAGCGGACTCGGTGCCCATAAAGCGCCAGCTCAATGGCTAAGAACGCTGTCAGCCAAACAGCTCATCGAAGAGCTTGAAAAAGAAACTATGCAGAATTGCATAGTTTCGTTCGAAGGCCGTGGCGGCGGCACTTTTGCCCATGAATTGCTCGCTGTGGAGTACGCAGGCTGGATTTCTCCCGCGTTTCGGCTGAAGGTAAACCAGACATTTATCGACTATCGAGCTGGAAGATTACAACCTGCTATTCCGCAGAGTCTCCCTGAAGCTCTCCGTTTGGCTGCCGACCTGGCAGAGCAAAAGCAACGGCTGGAGCAAAAAATGCTTATGGATGCACCTAAAGTCGAATTCGCCGAACGCGTTGCTACCGCCAGCGGGGTTCTAATCGGCAACTATGCCAAAGTGCTCGGCCTGGGCCAAAACTATCTCTTCACTTGGTTGCGTGATAACGGAATTCTGATCGCAACCGGTGAACGCAGGAACGTCCCCAAACAAGAATACATATCCCGTGGGTACTTCACCCTCAAAGAAACCGTGATCGATACAAGCAATGGAAGCAGGATTTCTTTCACGACTCGTATAACCGGTAAAGGTCAGCAGTGGCTTATGAAGCGATTGCTTGATGCTGGTGTGCTGGTACCTGTCGCGGCAACGCGCTAACAAACGTAGTAAGAACCACCAGCATTGTAATGCTGGCTAAAGTCACTTTCCTGAGCTGTATAACGATGAGCGATTTTACTTTTTCTGGCTATGAATTGGCCTGCTTTGTAACACACTCCGGTCTATCCCGTAGCGCCGGGCATATCCTGTCGCAATGTGCAAATCTCGCGGCAACAACCAGTGAATACTTCATTCACAAGCCTCACCGCCTGATCGCGGCAGAAACTGGTTATAGCCAATCAACCGTCGTTCGTGCATTCCGTGAAGCTGTAAACAAAGGAATTCTGTCTGTAGAGATTGTTATCGGCGATCACCGTGAACGTCGCGCTAACCTGTACCGGTTTACACCATCATTTTTGGCCTTCGCACAACAAGCCAAAAATGCGCTGATTGAAAGCAAATTAAAGATCTCTTCAGCGGCAACCAAGGTTAAAGCTGTTCTCGCTAAGACATTGGCTTTATTTAATTTTTTATCCACACCCCCATGTCAAAATGATACCCCCTCCCCCTGTCAGGATGACGTGGCAATAAAGAATAAGAAGTCACAAGTTAAAAAAACAGAAAGATCAGTTTCCGGCGGTGCCGGAACGACCAGACTCAAAAAATTGACTTCATGGATCGCTGAGGCAAAAGCAAAGGCTGACAATCTGCGGTTATCCAAAAAACGCGCTCAAAAACATGAGTTCAAGCAGAAAGTAGAGGCGACAGCGCGGAAATATGCTTACCTGAAGAACAAGCGTTCTCCTGATATTGGCGGGGTATCAAACTTCGATAATCTGCCGCATTGCATGACGGTAAACGAAGCTCTTAATGCGGTTTTAGCCAAAAATAAAGATAACGAACAATGGGGTATACCGGCAGGATTCAGAGGGTGATAGATTGCTCTAATCTGGAGTCACCTGGCGTTTTCAGTTTGAGGTCGGAGATGCAATCTGATTTTTTACAGTTAGCGATCGCTTTTGCAGGATATGTTTGTATTGGCTTCTGTGTATACATGATCAGCCGAAAAATGCTTGTCGATATCGACCGCAAAGAACAAGCAGAGGAGATCTTAGTATGGATTTTCTTTGGCGCGGTCTGGCCATTAGGGATCATGTTTGCTGCAACATTTCTTCTGATGTGGATATTCACCCTTCCAGGTGATTTCTATAGAAAAAAAGCCAGACATTGATACAATCGTTGCGGGTGCTTGAGGCTATCTGCTTCAGGCATTACCCGAAAAGCAGATAGAAGAAAGCCCCAGATAACATTACGCGTCCTGCAAGACGCTTAACATTAATCTGAGGCAATATCTATGCTTAGCATACGTAGATTAGCCTCTTACCGACCAAAAGGTCAAGGAGAAGCAGGCTATGAAGCAGCAAAAAGCGATGTTAATCGCTCTGATCGTCATCTGTTTAACCGTCATTGTGACGGCACTGGTAACGAGGAAAGACCTCTGCGAGGTACGAATCCGAACCGGCCAGACGGAGGTCACTGTCTTCACAGCCTACGAATCTGAAAGGTAAGAGACCTGGCGGGGAGAGATCCTCGCCACTCTTCGTGTGTCAGGTATCCTCAATGCACCCTTTCCTCTCCAAATAAAAAAGCTCCCGAAGGAGCTTTAAAATACAAGGGATGACTCTTAATCCCACTCAATCCAGTTGTAGACGATACGAAGTGACGGGCGCACAGCGGCAGTCACATCTTCGGTACTAAAGTCGATTGCATCACTGTAGATTTTGCAGTCCAACATTTCAATTGTTGTAGCAGCTTTTGTCACAGCGTTAACCCCGGAAGATTTGGATTCAGGGGTAGCAGCCATCGTGATATCAACATAGTCCTTCGCCGCAATGCGATCCTTGATGAACTGAAGAATATCGCCTTCGATAGTCTCCACGCACTGGACCTGGATTTCCCCAGAGTTTCGAATTGGTCCGTGCTGGTTGAACTTCACACCATTCGGACCATAGTCCTCCACATCCTCGCGGGTCATTTCAGGAATTTGCGACGTGCGAACCAGTACGCTGATATCTTCATGGCCTGCAAAAGTGAGCTGGAATTCAGAAGATACCAGTCGTTCGCCTTTGGCCGCGTTGGCAGTATAGCGGCCCTTAATAAATTTACGGTTTCCCTTAGTGTTATTGTGCCCCATATAAAATCCTTTTACTGGAACGCCCGAACAATATCGGAGCTGTTATATATCGAAGAACCGGTCAACTGGAGGTTGACGGTGTTTTTCAGGAAATATCCATTACTGTCCCTTGGCGCATCGAGATCAAAACTTAAGTCCTGGATGGCGACATCGGTGATGTTGATCCGGCGACCAATGTTTAGCGTCACGCGCTCCGGGATTCGACCACCAACATTGGCCGCTTTTAGTTCCGGGCTAATCATGGCTGTCAACGCGGCGATAGCGCCTGAAACTTCAATGAATGGATTGTTCAAAGCAATGAAAGTTACAGGCAGCGTGAACGTCGGCGGAGTCCCCCCTTCCCAAACCATTAAGCTATTCCAACGGGCAACCGACGTTGTTTCAGTACCTACTTGCACAAAACCACCCAGAGCACCAGAAACAGATCCCATGGACATACCGGTAAACGGCGCTTCCCAATTCTGGGCCATGTTCATTGCTGCCCCCTGGCTGATATATCCGGTAACCTGGTACTGAGAGTTCGTTAAAGTAACTTTCAGAAATGGCGATACACCGTCAGCCTGGCTGTAAACCCCATAAGGTATAGGTGCCATTCAAGTTAAAGGCCGGAGTTCTCCGGCCTCCTCCTTTAGCCAAGGCGCTTACGGCGCAGTTTCATTGACTTTTTGCGGGCAAGTTTTGCCGCGCCGGTCTGGGCTTTTCGACGCGCTTTTTTCAGCGCCGATTTTTGAGCCGCAGTCAGACGTTTTTTACGCAGGCGTTTACGGATGAGTTTGATCTCACCGTTACGAACAACCTTCTTAAATGCTTCAATCAGCATTTCATCAGAAGTGCCAGCAACAACAAACGCCGCTTCCAGTTCGTCGCGGTCGTCGCTATCTAAACCAGCGATAGAGGCACCAACATCAGCAGCTGCGTCGTCGTCTTCATCGTCAGCCAGTGCTTCGATCAGGTCATCATCTACACCGCATGCTGCGAGGAAGTCAGCAACATTTGCCCATGCTTCGTTATAGGCATCGTCCTGTTCTTCTGTAACTTCGGAGTCGTCGTCATCAGAGATACCCGCGATAGCCTGAACGAAACCATCAAGGGAGTCGAAAGTCAGATCACCGCTATCAGCCCAGGAGAAAACGGCGTCGGCCGCATCACTCAACGCATTCTGCATAGCACTTCGATTTGCAGCTTCCAGAATCATCTGGTGCGCCTGTTCGACGGTCCATTCTTTACCGTCTTTCCCCTCCAGGATTTGCTCTGGAGCCGGGGCAGATGGAACGTTATCGTTAGTCTGTGCCGCCGGTTCCGGATTATTATTAATAACCGGATCTGTTGGCGGTTCGGCGCTTGCTCGGGCAGACTCCATCAGCTGCACAGGATCAGAGTTCAAAGCGAAACGGGACAGTCCATTCCCCAAAAATGCCCCGGATTGAAAAAAGTTTTTGCTCATTGTATTCCCTTACTTAATAAGCAGCGGTACGCCCTGGATACGACGGGCTACGCCAGTCGGGCAGCAGGCCCAGACTACTTCCCATTTATCGAATTCCGCCTGCGTAACTTTCAGCACATACGGTTCTGTACCGTCAGCATCGGGATCACGAGGAGCCACCAGAGCGCCGGAGGCGACAAAGCGATCTAAAAGTTTGGTCATCCCTTTAGTCAGGCCAGCCGCAGTAATACCGTCCGGGCTATGCTTCATCTGTCGGGCTAACTGGACAAAGAAACGGCTGATTGCATTCATCAGGGATGGGACGTGCTGGAAGTGCAGATAGTTATCCTGCGTGCAGCAAGTTAAAGCATCGTCGATGATCATCTGGCCAGAGGTGCCAACAGATACTTTATTGAGACGGCCCTTGACCATTGCTTCTTCGTCCGGGGTATCTTCCGGATACAGCGGTTGAATTGACGCACGAGCAATGACGGCACGTTCTTCACCAGCCGGTGAGTAATGCCAACCGCCGACATCAGAGTTTTTCTTGACGCCACGAGCTTTCGCCGCATACGCCGCGCCAGACAGACCGAAGACCACACGGGATTGGGTCCATTTGTCTTTGCAGGAGAACGGGTAGTGATAGACAGAACAGCTTACATAATCGGTACCAAGTAAACCGGTACCCTCAACAGCTGTTAGTGCTTCTGCGTACCTTAATGTCGGTTTGACATCAAAGAAGCCATCAATCAGGCGATCTGCACAGATTTTACCTAATGCGGTGATAGCCGCATTGTCATAGCAGCCCAGGCCAAGAACAGCGGTGTACATGTACGGCGCATTGTTCAGCACTTTCACCGCACGCAGGTACGCAGCGGTTGAGATTTTCGACTGATCACCGTTGGTACCACCAGTGAACGCCAACGATTTTTTGTTTGTTACTTTCGCTGTAGAAATCAGATCTTCATTAACAACCGCGCGCAGATATTTAGAACGAGCTTCCAGAGCCGTAGGCAGATAACACAAGCGGCCCATGTCATCTTTCGCTTCTTCCGCCAAAGACACAGTGTGTGTCTCCAGGGTCGTTACCACACCAAGCGAAGTCGTCTGGGTCAGTTTTAAGATGAAGCGTTCATTACTCGCGCTGTCCGCTGTTGCCGTTTCGATGGTTAACTCACGGGTAGGTGAAATACACGGATCACCATCATCAACGTAGATAGCAAAGGCTTCGCCGCTATCAAGTTCAATTTCAGAACCGTATGGCAACGCACTGTAAGCCGGTTCGCCTGATTCATCGAACATAATAATCGGGAACTTCGCATCATCCGGAACAGCACGGACAACATAACCAGACGTTTGCTGAATAGCTTCGTACACATGGCGAATTGGTTCGAACTGTGAGCCGGAAGACGGCTTCAGCGGTTCGCCGAGAACATCTTCGTAATTGGACTCAGTAACCGCAAGAACAGTAAACGGCTTGCCACGCGCAAATACGCCAATACCAGCCCACAAGCTGCTATTTAATGCAACACCGGTAGATAACGTCGCATCGGCATTGATCGGACTAACCGCGACGCCGGATGCATTACCTAATGACTGTTGAATTGAATATTGAGACATAACTTTCCCTGTTATGCGCCCCGCACGGGGGCGCTATGTTAAACGGAGAACTTCCCCTGATTACTCAGAGTCACCGGCATCAATCGTGTCGCCGCTTATGAAGTTAAGCCCGCCTTTTTTGGCCATTGTCAGCGTTACACGAGTGAAGTAATCAGCGCCGTTGCGTGGGTGCATATCGTTGATAGCCGAACCCCACAGCGTGGTACGGTTGACCAGCGCCGGAGTGGTCGGATGCTGGAACGGGATGGCCGGTACAGCATCACCAGTCACGAAGCCTGCTTTACCCGGATTTTCATCACGGACGTAGCACAGCACATCCATCGAGCTGAACTGAATGTTCTCTGTCGTTAAGTTCTTACAAATACCAGCAGGTACTTCGTACACTTTCACGTTACCGAACAGGGTACCGATGTAGTGAACATACGGAGTCTGGATATAGTCTTCGGCTGGCTGGAAGAAATCCTTCGGCAACTGTTTGAAGAAAGATGCTGCATCAGCACCAGCAAACATCCCCATCGCACCAGAAGATTTAACGCGCTCAATAATGTCGCGATATACAGTCTGGAATTTGCCACGAATGATGGTTGCCCATACATCAAAGGACTGGTTAACCGGCAGAGCGATGTCAAAGGTGTCGGTCGCAAGAGTGCGCCAGATCATGATGCGAAGACGCAGCATATCCTGTTCATGAGACAGGTATTCCTTCAGGGTGCGGAACTGTAGGGAACCCAGGTCCAGACCAAATTCACGCTGTGCTTCATACGCCGCCTGTACCGTGTGCTCAGCCGCGATAACGAACTGACTTGGGAACAGGGTGTATTTCTTCATTTCGTGGTTGATCAGCGGGATCAGCTCAGGAGCGGCTTCAATATTGATTTCCGTCTCAATTGCGATCTCAGTGCCTTTATCCGGCGCTTTGGAGAACGACAGGGCAATCTGACCAATGTTGTAGTTCAGAGAGCAGGTAACAGTGATTTGCTCACCAGCAGCATTAGTAAACGAGTGAAGTAGGCTGCCGGAACCGTTATCAACAACAGACTTAATACGGTTAACGTAGATGTTAGTGCGACCTTTTCGGATTGGTACATTCTGGCCTTCGAAGTCTTCCATCTTGAAGGTTGCGGTTTTGCTGGTGCCATCGGAGCTTGCCACCAGCACATAGCGGCGACGTAACTGGCTGTACACACCGACGGATTGCATGTCCAGAACATCACCAGCAGCATAAGAACCAAAAGAGGAACCTGCCACGTTAAAGACTTCATAGATGTCGGACTGGTCACGCGTAACCGGAATGAAGGTACACGCATCAGCGGTAGCTGCCCCCAACTGAACAGGCAGGATCATCGCGAGGAATAAAGGCAGACGCATAACACCGTCAGAAACGCTCATCATCTCTGCTGCGACGGATTCCAGCATCGCTTTATTAGTGGCATCCATGCTATTGCGGGTGGACTCAATCAGGCAGTTTTCCAGCGTCTGGTGGCAGGAGGCCAGAATTTCCGGACGCGGCATAGATTTATGTGCTGCGGCGTAGTCAGCCAGTGCACTTGCCCACGCTGTAGCGATTTGAGCGGTGGCATTATCAGAGATACCCGCAAAAACCGGGTCTTTACGTGCAGCTTCAAGGATAGATGCGGCACGCGCGGCATCATCTTTAATGAATTGGTTATCAGTACCGAACTGCGCAGTGCTTGCCCAGCCAAGCACAGCTTTAGAGCGTTTTGCGATATCTGCAATACGATTCTGGTATTCGCGTAAGTTACTCAATTTACTCTTCCTTAAACACAAGGCACTTGTGTGAATCCCTTTTCGGAAGAGATTTTATTGAAAGTCACTTGTTGACTTTCTCGTGACAAGCAATTTTTTTATTTTTTTCGGGAGTAGGGGAGGAAGGTAAAATCCAAGGTGAAATCGTGGCGATTTCACCTTGAAATTTTAGAGAGATTTACTTTAAAAACAGTAGGTTAATAGTGAAATTTGAATGGCGAAAGTTTAAGGCTTCGGCTTTTTATCGAGGCTCTTTCTAAGGATATGCCCAATCATCCTGTCGAGTTCTTCCTGTAACTCTTTTGAAAGTCGATTAAACTCATAAGAAAATGCACGGCCTTTCACGCGCTTCCTTGCAAAGCGATCCTTGTCCTCAAATTTCCATAATTCAGTAACTACGGACTTATCTTTAGAACCTTTATCCGTGAGTAGTGAGGCTTCCTTTGTTATCAAGCGCAGGATTTTATTTTTAACTTCATCTTCGGCCATTTCTTCAATGGATAAGATGTCGTTTATTTCCGGGGATATGTTTTGAATAAGCTGATCAAACTCTAAATTCTTGTTCCCCATTTCGTCGCCAACAGCACAAAGCGTTTTGTAGTCCGAAAAGGTCAATTCCGACTGCACAGGGAAAAGGGCGACTAATTCTTCCGGAGCACTCGCTGCCTGGAGAGCACGCGTGACCTTCGCCTGAGATAGCCCTTCTTTGGCTGCAATATCCTTCTGACTCATCCCATCATTTTTCATTCGCATCAAACGCAGACCTATTTCTCGAATGCTGTGCTGCAATGCTGTCTGAACGTCTTTCGCTAAATTTTGCGCTTCCTGAACGCTGATCTCCTGGTCCGTGACTAAAACCCGCAACCCTACGTTCTCTAAGATGGCAGAAGCTCGACGCCGGGAACCATCCAAAATTTCAATTTTCCCTGTAGCCCGTCTAACACCTATTGCAGGGTAAAATTGCTGATGCTTAATAGTGCTTCGGATACTTTTTAATGATTTTGGCGTAAGAGATGCCTGGTCACGACCATTGTTATGCTGATCAACAAAGGTATCGCTTTCTACCTGATTCGGAGGTATTACCTCTTCAATAAATGTGGCCTGGCGACCTGTTGATAACTTGAATACCTGCTCGACTCGATCGCCAGAGGCTGAAGAACTATCAAATCCGCTTAATATTGAAGGATTAAGGGTTCGCCCAATTGTTGGTCTGTTTTTCTTTGACATGGGGGTTTCTTACTCCTCAGTTAGATCTGATAAATTCAATACGGTCAAAAACTGCTTTAGCAAAATCTTCCGCGGCAATTCGCGCGTTCTTCAATGCATCAGCACTACCAACATACGTTGCCGGGTTAGCTGAAATAACAGTGTCAAAAGACTCGCCGCAGCGTTCAAAACCGTCAAGGCGAGGGAGGACGACATCGAGCATATCCCCACCGAACACTTCTTTAGCCAGGCTATGGCAATACTTATGATCTGCCTTGTTACTCAACTTGGACATAAAACCAATGTTAGTCGCAAGCTGGCACTCGCAGCCTTCATCCGAAATGAGTTTTACCAACTCAGGAAGGCGGGCAACGTATTTAAGCGATGAATGGAAATCGACAGTTGCTGGCGGCAGAGGTGTAAACAGTATATTGGCCGAGGCCAAAGCATTTTTCAGGAAGGCATCAAGGTGAGGACCACTATCAACGAGGATAAAGTCATAATCGCTCTTCAGCTTATCAATCACATTTTCTTTCAGGACAGCATGGATGTTCTGACCCGGTAGATGCTCATTGCACAGCTCTCTCCAATCGGATGCAATAAAGGCATCGTCAATCGACGCAGGCATAACGTCAACCCCAGGTACAACAGAAGGAACAATAAACTCCTCTAACAGCTCTTCACGGCTTACATTCTGCAACATAGCCTGTGCAGATGTTGCGTTTACGATACCAATAGAGTGTTTATGGCTTAAAAACATCGTCGCTGAAGATTGCGGATCAAGGTCAATAACCAGAATCCTTAAATCTTCCATCAGAAGATGAGGGTGGGCACGCATTGCATGCGCCAGAGAAACCGTCGATACAGTTTTTGACACACCGCCTTTAAGATTGGAGATGAAAATCACATACGCTTCGCTGTAGCGATCCCGGTATTTTGGCACTCCGCGATGTTCATATATGTCAATGATGTTCTGAATTGACATCGCATATTTCATTGAAGAGCCAGCAGGGCGTTTATCGAAAACATAACCCTTTTCTTCCATTTCACTTACGGCATAGTCAACGTTCGCTCGAGTCAGTAGAGGCAATTTTGCCAGTGCCGCTTTCGCATAGACCTGGTAAAACTCGTTCGCGTGTAGCTCATCCTTTTGCAACTGTACTTGTTCAGTCAGAACATTGAGCATTCTGTTTGCTCTTTGAGCAACCTTGTGAAGCTGGCTGGAATCACTCATCGAAAGTCATCCTTTATGCTGTATTTTTGAATTTACTTAAAAATGCTGCATAAAATAATAATGTATGCACAGATGCTTGTACATAGCATTCTCTGCATGTTTGGTTCATTTTGCACGATTGAGAGTTACAAGGAGGGCACAAAAAAGCCCCGTTCAGGGGCATCAGTGTTATTTGCTAAGAGCAGCGAATAATCGTTCGAAATCGATAGTATCTATAGCACGCGTAAGCGCCGGAAGTTCAGCCTCAAAGTACCCGTGTCGATCGTAAAAGAAGGGACCGAAGAGCGAGGCATGTTGGATTCTACTTCGCCCCAGCCCGGACACACAGTTAAGCCCATTACCGGCTAAAAGGCTAAAAAACTTCTCTGGATTATCGTGGTAAAGCTGGGAATCAATGGTGGCGGTTAACTCTTCCATAGGGAAGCACACCCGCCCTGTCTCCCAGGGATATTTAGTCCGAAGCATAAACATTGCTTTCAGCAATTCACATTGAGCGCGGATCGCGTCCGGTTCATAGCCAGATATGGAGACATAAGCCACGTCCCTCATTCCTGCGTCATCTTTGAAAGTCACGATAGAAGTAACATCCAGCTCTTTTTCGAAAGAGCAAGCAGCATCTACTGGACGCTGAAGTAAATCATTCGACTTGATGCGCTCGAGAATCCCTCCCCACATATCATTTAGATATTCGATATGAGCCAAAACCTTATCAAGACACTCTCGTGTAAACCATTCAGTATGCCCGCCACCGGCGCTTTTCTCCCACGGCGCATTCCAGGGGAAAAAGGTTGCGTGTAAAGCCCGCTCAAGATTAACCATTGCCAAACGCGTACCACGATAGACCCGTGAAAGCGCAAAATCGGGACTCACTTGTAGCCCTTTAAACCGTGCCAATGGACCACATGAAATGCCGATTTTAAAAGTATCTCCGTTCTCTGGCACCAGAACGTAGAGGTAGTGTTGTTTCTCTTCTTGCATATCAATACCACTGCTTGATGAGAGTCGCGCAAATGTTGACTATGCGCGAAGGTTAATGTGAATAGTTGACTATGCGCGATGTGACTACAGTCAAAAGTTGACTGTAGTCGATTTAACTCCACCAAAGATCGACTATGTAAGATATTGTCGGGAGAAACGTTGACTATACGCGATGAAATGGGCCTAAAAGCCATCTCAATAGCGACTTGCAGAATATTGACGCCAGCAAAAATCCACCAGCGTCAACGAATGTCGCCTATAGTCAACTTCTCGCTATCGCATATAGTCAATATTATGGATTGCGCTTATGGATCTGGAAGCCGATTTTCCTGCCGTTTTTTATCTCTGAAAATTTAAGATATTCAATAGCTTCCAAATCTTTCATGGCTTTTCTGATAACGCTATTTTGCACGCTAACGGATGATTTGAGATTAAGCCTCGCTCTAAGGCGCTCAATGCTGACAGGTGCCGGGTTGGCGGGTAGAGCCTCAAAGAATGTATACAGTACCTTGGCTGTCTCTTTGCGCCCTAGTTTATCCAGCATCTTCAGCTTCAGGATTCGCTTATAGTCAACATAGTAAAGTTCAGATAGCTGTTTCTGCGGCTGGATCTCGATAACATCAAGCTCGGTATTCAGGCTGCTATATGCCAACAAGTTGACGTTAATGTTATTGAGATGACCTTTTGCCGCCGGGAAGCGGAATTTGACAACTGTCTGCTGAATGCGTGTCAGAGAGTCATCAATACTTTTACGGAACGCCTTTGAAAGACGCTTACGTGGATAGCCGCATCGATCGGCAAACTCGGAGAATGGCAGGGTGATTATACCGTCATCATCAGGTGCATAGTCAAACAACGCGGAGGTTATGCCCACCCACACCTTAAAATCAGTATCCATATCCAGGCGTGGACCATGAATTTCAATTCCCTCATAGCCTTCCTGCTCAACAATTTTGAGGCTTGATAGTTCTTCAGTTGCGTTCGTTGTGTTTGTTGTAACTGACGATCCGCGACGTAGCGCCACATTGGTAGATTTTAAGGTTGGCACAAACACACCTAAACGCAACAAAGCGATGGGTTGTATAGTGCTGTTGTTATTGGGCTTCAGGCTGTGGATTTCTCCTGTATTTCCTGCAACTTCTTCAACGCTAAGGAAGCCTTTACTTTCTTCCGGCATCGTGGTTTCTCCATGTGTGGCGCGGCCTGACGTCAATTTGGATGGCTGTTATCAACAGCTGTGAATATTCAGACTCTAAAATCGCGTACAGTCAATGTTTCTGTCGCGTATAGTCAACAATAAATCGCGTGCAGTCAACAATAAATCGTGCACAGTCAACATAAAATCGCGTATAGTCAATGTTGATCCCATTTCAGGCCAGAAATGACGCGGCTTACAGCGATCCGGGATCTTCTTTGGATCTTACTAGGTTCTCTTTAGGATCTGTTTATTGGATCTATGCTGTGGATAAGTTGAATAAACCGGCCAACATAGCCGGTTAGAAGGAAGGGTATTATTCTACGCTTTCGATAAGAAGACCATGTTCATAACATTTAAGCTCATCGCCTTCGTACAGGAATTGGTATCCAATACCACCATTTTCATGGACATTAGGGAATAACTCATAACTCACTGAAGAGCAAATCACACCAATGCAACGATCAACGCCTTCTCGTTCTTCAGTGCTGAAAAAATCCTCTTCGGTAAGAACATGAGTACATTGCTCATCAGCATAGGTCGGAAATACATGCTCGATGCAATCCGGGTGTTTTAAACCAAGCTGATCGGCAAGCTCGAAAGCATGACGGTATTGTTCAGATCCTGGCTTGCCAACAGTGATGTGCTCAATTTTGTAGATTGAAGTCGCTTTGTTGATAGTTTGCTTTACTGTTACTTTATCAGACATAAAAATCCCTTTTAGTTACCGCTGATAGCGCGGTTGTAATCATTAACGTTGCGATTCTTCCTGTTAATCCCCATCAGCATCGTTTCTGTATCGAGGATATACGCTGGCAGATCATCAAAATATTCACTGCTAAACTCTGGCATCCTGCACATAAATGCACTTTTTGGGGCAGGGTGGTTAACCTTTGTCGGCGTCGGCGTTAAATTCGCTGATCGACTCCCGGAGCAACCGCTGAGTGTCAGCAGGAATACGCTGGCGAACATTACCCGCCGCAACAAGTTGTTTCTGAACTTCAGCTTTTCGTTCCATTTGCCTGTCAGCATACTTGGCTTGTTCTGATTCATTTTTCACTTCCTGGCTGTGAAAATGTTGCTCTGCTTTGTTCATCGTCTCAATGGTCTGGTTAAGATCCATTATTGACTTATCACGTTCCTTAACAGCCTGATCAAGACTGCCAATTTTCTCCATGGCTTGCTTTAGCTGATGACGTTCCCACGCAAACCCAGCACCAACAAGTGCGCAAATCAGAACAAGAACACCAGTAGCAGCAAGTTTCTCCTTCAAAGACAAAGCTGTTTTTAATGTAGAAAAGAATGACATGTCTTCCTCCTGAAGAAAAATTATCAATGAAGTCCTTTGTTACTGTGCCGCTTTGTTTAATTCATCAAGAACAGAATCAGGAACCAAAGCGGCGATTGCGCTGGCTGTGCTGGCCTTATTTGCTGATGCTTCCGCAAGCGCGGTACCGATAGCATGGTTATAAGCAGTTATGGCTACGTTGGCGCTTTCATTCGCTCGTTCATACTGCTGTTGTAACGCAGTTGTGGGTGCTGTTGTCTGGTTGAAAACAACCCCAAACTGTTCAGTTGCTACTTTCAGAGATTCAATTTGCTCTTCTGTTAGTGCTGGTGGGGGAGTGGCAGTGCCGCCGCCTGAACCAGAGCCTGACGAGCTTCCTGAGCCAGTGTTAAGGGTCTGGTTAATCTCCCCCATAGCAGCGACTAAACTTGATGTATTAAGCGCGTTTACAGCGTCCTCAAGCGATTTAGTAATAGTCACATCACCAATGGCAATAGAGATCGGCAGTTCTGAAACTTCTCGCTCATTAGCACGACAGTAAACATCCCAACCAATATCGAGTTGAAGGAGCATTGACAGATCAGCATAACCAGCCAACAGGTCCGCGTGCTGAGTTGCCAGCCCTCCAATATTCGTTAAACCGGTTGCGGTTGTTCTGATCGTTGAAACATAGCTGGTAATAGTGTCGGGATAGACAATTGTATCCAGAATTAATCCGGTCAATTCTTCTGCAAGCAGTTTTGCTGTGTTAGCACTGTTTCGTGCCGATGTTATGGCACCAGGTGTTTTCATCCCACCGGCGGCGGCCAATTTTTTATATGCGGATAACTGGTAGTCTTTTTCCAGCATGATATCTCCTAACTTACCTGAACCAGGCCGTCTCCGGCTGCAACGGTAGAGCCGCATGAAACAGGATCACCAACGCATACGATCCCTTTCCCGTTGACGGTAAACCATGCCCTGGTTGATATAGCTTGCCCGCCGTGCGTGCTGTTCCCATCGGTATGCTGTGCATATTGCTTACCATCAACTAACACTTCGACTCCGTTGACTTTAAGTAGTGGTTCGCTCTCTACGGGAGGCCTGGATGGGAATCCTCCGTGCCCCGAACAAATGCTGTCTTTTGTTGCAATACTTGCCACGTCATCACCAATGATTTGCTCTGATTTTCGTTATTTTAACTTAGGTTATTTGTGGTCTGTGTGGCGTTTATTTATTGCAAAATTGCTCTAATAAATATTGTTTTTTATGTCGTGTTTTCGGTACCATTCAGCCATCGCCCTTCAATGGGCATTTGTTTGGAGTCGTCAGATGCAGATGGAGCTAATAAGCCGCAAGGAGTTCGATAGCCGTGTAACCAGCGGTGAACTCGACAACTTGCAGGCTATCAAGGTGAAAGAAGGCTTTTGCCTCATTGGGAATCAGAGCGGAACAAATCGCGTTTTTATGCTTCGCCGTACGGATTTGAAGCCATTTGTCTGGAAGAACGAAATTGGTCCCAGCTCATACGCTCAAACGAGGGGGTGCCACAACCTGGCCTTTTTCTACAAAGACGAGCTTTCTGTGGTTGATATTCAAGGGTTACAACATGTTTAAGCACTGGAAAAACATTACTATTTATAAACTTTCTCGTGAGGCGGATCTGACCGACTTAGAAGATAAAAAGAAAATGATCCTTTTCACGCCATGCGGTAGTCAGGATATGGCCAAGTTCGGTTTTGTATCTCCATTTGGTGATAATTCCGAAGTTATCGCTATGCATGGAAATGGTTTTATCCTTGTTGAAGCAAAGCGCGAAACAAAAATTCTTCCCCCGCCGGTTATCCAGCGAGCTATTCAAGAAAAAATTGAAAAACTTGAGCAAGAACAAGCGCGTAAACTGAAGAAAACAGAGAAGGACTCCCTGAAAGACGAAGTTCTGCATTCTCTTCTGCCACGGGCTTTTTCAAAGTTTTCTGTTATCCAGGCGATCTACGACGGTTCAACTAAACGTATCTATATCAATGCCAGCGCGCGGCAGGCAGAGGATATGCTCGCGCTTATGCGTAAGTCTCTGGGTTCTCTTCCTGTTGTTCCCCTGAGTGTTGAAAATCCCATTGAATTAACGCTGACCTACTGGGTACGTGATGGTAGTGCTCCACAGGGATTTCAAATGGGGGATGCGGCAGAACTTAAGGCAGTGCTTGAGGATGGCGGTATTGCCCGAGTGAAAAAGCAGGACTTGGGAAGTGATGAAATATCCACACACCTGGAAGCTGGCAAGCTCGTCACTAAGTTGGCACTCGACTGGCAGAACCGCATTAAATTTACACTGGACCATAACTTCAGCCTTACCAGCGTCAAATTTGCGGATGAATTGCTTGAGCAGAACTCTGATATTGATAGTGAAGATGTTGCGCAGCGACTGGACGCAGATTTCTTCCTGTTGACCAGTGAAATTTCGTGCCTGGTTGATGCTCTGGTAAATGCCCTTGGTGGAGAGGCTAAGCAGTGAAAGAGCTGTGCTATGGATCTGTTTGCAGTGGAATTGAAGCCGCGAGTATTGCCTGGGAACCGTTGGGTATGCGTCCGGTGTGGTTTGCTGAAATCGAGTCTTTTCCATCTGCCGTTCTTGCGCACCGCTGGCCCCATGTCGCCAACCTTGGCGACATGACAAAACTTGCCAAAAAAGTCCTGGCTGGGGAAATCGAATCCCCTGATGTGCTCGTCGGGGGAACACCTTGTCAGGCATTCAGTATCGCGGGATTACGTGGTGGGCTTGATGATGAGCGTGGCGCGCTAACTTTAAAGTATGTGGAGCTTGCAAATGCAATTGACGACAAACGGGCTGAGTCATTTCTCAAACCAGCCGTTATCGTCTGGGAAAATGTCCCAGGAGTCTTGTCATCGGCAGATAACGCCTTCGGATGTTTCCTTGCTGGATTGGCTGGAGAAGATGTGCCATTTGAACCAGGTGATCGACCTGAATCAGGAAAAAGCAACGCGTTCTGGCGGTGGGATGGCAAAACCGGTTGCCATGTTCCAAAGTGGCCGCAGTGTGGTTGTATTTATGGACCGCAGCGAAAGGTGGCCTGGAGAATCCTTGATGCCCAATACTTCGGAGTGGCACAACGACGCCGACGCGTGTTTGTTGTCGCAAGTGCTCGAACAGACCTCGATCCCGCAACGGTACTTTTTGAGTTCGAAGGCGTGCGCCGGAATATTGCGCCGAGCAGAGGCGAGGGGAAGGAAACTACCAGATATACTTCAGACATCGCTATCAGATCTTGCGATGATACAAACATAGTTGCCATGGCACATGGGCAAGGAGGGGCTGAGATAAAAACCGATAATTCGGCACCAACTTTGACATGTAACCATGAAGCACCAATTGTATTGCTCGGCGACGGTAGAATGCGCCGTCTTACCCCTGTCGAATGTGAAAGGCTGCAAGGTTTTCCTGATGGACATACATTGATCCCTACGGAAAAGCGTAAAAAAGTTTCTTCAGATGAACTGGCATACCTTCGCAAAAACTCTCCTGATTTGAACGAAGAAGAGGCTGCAATGCTTGCAGCTGACGGACCGCGTTACAAAGCGATCGGCAATAGTATGGCGATACCAGTAATGCGCTGGATTGGCGAGCGGATAACCAAGGCTGCATGTCGGCAGAATGAAGGGCGTGAAACAAAAGAGCGAAAAGTTAAACCAGCGGCAGAATTCGAACGGTCCATATTCAAATGGGCTGGTGGAAAATTTGGTGTTCTGGAACAAATCTTTCGCTATTTGCCAGAAGGGAAGCGCCTGATTGAACCTTTCGTCGGTGGTGGAGCTGTCTTCATGAATGCCGGATACCAGGAAAATCTGCTAAATGATGTGAATGCTGACCTGATTAACTTTTACAAGACTCTGCAACGCGAGGCGCATTCACTTATCACTCTGGCACATCGGTTCTTCCAGGACTACAACACCCAGGAGGGATTCCTGGCAGTACGGAATGCGTTTAACAAACAAGTCTATGATGATTTACATCGCGCAGCGGCGTTTTTGTTCCTGAACCGACATTGTTTTAACGGATTGACGCGTTACAACCAGGCCGGTGAGTTCAATGTCGGTTATGGGAAGTATAAAACTCCGTATTTCCCATTACAGGAGATGGAAGCCTTCCTCGGTGCGGAAGGGCGGTCTGAGTTTGTATGCGGTGATTTTGCAGCGGTGATTGAAGCTGCCGGAGAAGGAGATGTCATCTTTTGCGATCCGCCGTATGAACCGCTTCCAAATACAGAGGGATTCACGAACTATTCCGGTCATGACTTTAAGTTTGAAGAGCAAAAACGCCTGGTGTCTCTGTTGACGGATGCTCATCGTCGAGGTGCAAAGGTTCTCATTACTAACAGTGGCGCGCCAAACATCAGAGAGCTTTATCATGACAGTGGCTTCAGAGTGGAACATCTTTTTGCCAGACGTTCTGTGTCTTGTAAGGGGGACACTCGAGGTGTAGCTCATGACGTTTTGGGTATATTGCTCTAATAAATTTATTAGTGTAATATCGCCTCAATGAATCGTGATTTATAGAGCGATTTAGCTGTTAGCCGCGACAGGCGCGGCGGTAAGCATGGCTGGGCCTAGTCCTCCCAGACAAACCACCGAGTTGCCAGGTTGACCATGCGCCTAAGTGGCAACGCCGAAGTGCGTTACGAGCTTCCAGTTTGCCCATCTTCGGGTGGGCGTTTTTTTCAGGGTTTTCGTCATGGTTAGCGACTTTGCGGCGGTTTAGAAACTGACCATTAAAGTAAATGCAAACGATGATCTGATGATGGTAGCGGCCTAAGAAACCAGATGCCACGGGGTATGAGTCGTCCCCCGTCAAAAAAATCGACCGCAGAGTGTCCCCGTCTGTGTATTAGGGAACGGGGAGGCACAACAGGTAAGGGCGCTGGTGTGATTAACCAGATGAACGAGAAGGGGCCATCTGTTGGTCAGCGTCCTTTCCTGTTGCGTTTTCTTTTCAGCGTAACAGCGGTGCTTAACAGCACTTTGGGTACAGTTCCACGAATTTACGGGTATATCCCGTCATGCTGAAGGCGCTAATCACGCTGGAAGCCAGGGTTGTGCATCCCCTGTTACCGAATTGCAGCCAGGGCGCGGTGCGCCGAAAAGCATACGGAGGTGGAAGCCCTCGCCGGAGACGTACCCGGCAAGTGATGGTGTAGCTCAGCGGTAGAGCAGTTGGCTGTTAACCAACTGGTCGGTGGTTCGAATCCACCCACCATCGCCACTTTAGGGGAGTTAGTCCGTAGGGGTAGCGGGGTAGACTGTAAATCTACTGTCATTGCGACTCGGGTGGTTCGACTCCATCACTCCCCACCAAATTGCCGGTTTAGCTCAGTTGGTAGAGCGCCTGCCTTGTAAGCAGGATGTCAGCGGTTCGAGTCCGTTAACCGGCACCAACACAACAGGTAAGGGTATTTTGCGACGTCGGAGATCGCCGTGCTTGGCAGAGGGTTCGAATCCCTACGAAGTACCCTTACCGTTGTGATGAAGTGCAGCTCTTTGAAGCAACCAGAAGATAAGCATCTGGCTTCACAACATAAACCGCAGGAACGACCAATAAACGGTAGTCCGTATGGAGAACACCCCGTTGAGGAAGAGGCCTGGCCGGAACCGTAACCGGCACTACAACGTTGAGAACACTGGCGTAACGGGGTCATATCCCAATCTACGAATAAATGTTGCGTTGCAGCGTGACAACCAGTGTTCTCAACATTGTGGTGAATGCACAGGCTGATGTGCCGCAACTACAGTAGTGCGCGCTTTGCGGGGCTTGCTACAACCCTGTGTCGGAGTTCAGCACCGACCATCACAGTTTGATTCTCTGGCATGAGCATAACGCTGAAATAAGTCCAGTCTGGTGCGGCCCGATCACCCGCCGTTAGCTCCACGAAACGGAGCACGTAACAGGTAAGAGCATTCTCCTGTAACGGGTTCATATCCCAATCTACAGGTCCACCAGGAATGCTCTTTCCGTTGCGGTGAATGCGGCTAAGCGCACGCGGAACAGTTAAAACAATCCTCCTTAATGGTTAAACATTCCGGCGTTAATTGTTAACTGGTTAACGTCACCGGGAGGCACTCGGCACCGCAATCTAATAAATATGTCACTTTTATTGAGGGATAACCAATGTTCGGTAAATTGTTCGGCAAGAAAGTCGCTTCTGCAAAAGTAGAGCTGAAAAAAGTTGAGAATCGCGATCTGATGGAGGCCATCATCGGTGGCTGTTTGTTGGTGTCTGCCGCTGATGGTGAAATCGAAAAAGAAGAAACAGCGAAACTTGATCAGCTTGTCCGCTCTAATCCGCGTCTTAGTCATTTTGGTAACGAAATTACTGCAACAATTACCCGCTTTACCGAGCAACTGGAAGCTGGCTTCCGTGTTGGTCGCATGAATATCCTTCGCGAAATTGAAGATATCAAAAACGATCCAAAAGAAGCGGAAGAAGTATTCGTTAACATGCTGACAATTGCAGAAGCGGACGGTGAAATCGAGCCAGCAGAACACAAAGTACTGGAAGAAGTAGGCCGTCGTTTAGGTCTTCGTGTGGAAGATTATCTGTAATGGCAAGCAAGGCACGTATCGCAATCGCCATTGGTTTTCTCTTGCTGTCCGTGCTGGTGGATTTCACCAGCACAATCCTGTCAGTTTTATCGGACGGGGCGTTGGTGGCAGTAGCTGTAACATTGGTATGGCCGATATTAAAAACAGCTTCTAAGGATCAGTGATGGGCTTCTGGGATTTTGCTGACAAGCATCCAATTGTTCTCGTTGTCATTGCTGGCATAGTTGTAGGCGGTATTGCTGGCGTCATAGAAGCACTCAGGAAACAGTAATCCGGCCCTTTAGCTCAGTGGTTAGAGCTGGCGACTCATAATCGCACGGTCACCGGTTCAAGTCCGGTAGGGGCCACCATATTTGGTTGTAACACGGCGTCTGGCACATGCGTCGTTAGCGGTCTGGTGACGTTAAAAGGGGGGAACCTTGCCCCTAGCTCAGGCAACGAACCAGGTAGCCGGAATGTGCAAGCCACCGTTTGTTGTTTCTCGGGTAAAGGGATTCACCATCCTGGCGATTCGGTGTGACAGCCGGGAAGAGTCCGGCGCATTAATCCTGATTTTCTGGTGATGACTCATATCGTTAGGAGTGATTTGAGTATGCCGATTATATCTGACATTCAGCACGCCTGGGTGGAGTGCTAATGTCTGCATCCCCTCTTGAATCCATGCCAAATTCCCTTAGTGCAGAACAAGCTGTACTTGGTGGCTTAATGCTTGATAACTGCCGCTGGGATGAAGTTGCAGATCGTATAGTTGCTGATGATTTTTATACCAGTGCTCATCGTGAAATTTTCAGTGAGATGGAGAGGTTATTAAGTCATGGCAAACCGATTGATTTGATAACACTTGCTGAAGCACTTGAACAGAACGGTAAATTAGAACGCGCCGGTGGTTTTGCGTACCTTGCGGAGATGTCAAAGAACACGCCCAGCGCGGCAAATATTTGTGCTTATGCGGATATCGTTCGTGAACGCGCGGTTGTTCGTGAAATGATTTCCGTCGCAAATGAAATAGCCGAAGCTGGATATGCGCAGGATGGCAGGGGCAGCAATGAATTGCTGGATATGGCCGAGCGCCGCGTTTTTGAAATAGCTGAAAAACGACAAAAGAGCGGTAGTGGTCCAAAAGATATCGCCAGCATTCTCGATGCAACGGTATCTCGCATAGAAGAGTTGTTTCAGCGACCACATGATGGTGTAACGGGGCTTGATACGGGATTTACCGATCTCAATAAGAAGACGGCAGGGCTTCAGCCGTCCGATCTCATCATTGTCGCCGCCCGCCCATCTATGGGGAAGACCACGTTTGCGATGAATCTCGTCGAAAATGCCGCAGTCCGTAACTATAAGCCCGTATTGGTTTTTAGCCTTGAGATGCCGAGCCACCAGCTGATGATGCGCTCACTGGCTTCTCTTGCACGCGTTGATCAGACTCGTATTCGAACAGGGCAACTTAACGACGAGGATTGGGCGCGGGTTTCTGGCGCAATGGGGATTCTGTTGGACAAGCAAAATATTTTTATTGATGACTCAAGCGCCCTGACACCTACAGAGCTTCGTTCCCGCGCTCGTCGTGTTTATAAAGAAAATGGTGGTTTGAGCATGATTATGATCGACTACCTGCAACTTATGCGCGTCCCCGAGCTGCAAGATAACCGAACGCTGGAAATTGCCGAGATTTCTCGCTCACTGAAGGCTTTGGCGAAGGAATTACAAGTACCGGTGGTGGCATTGTCACAACTTAATCGTTCACTTGAACAGCGTGCGGACAAACGACCGGTAAATTCAGATTTACGTGAATCAGGAGCAATTGAGCAGGACGCAGACCTGATTATGTTTCTGTATCGCGACGAAGTTTATCACCCGGATAGCGAAATGAAGGGCATTGCCGAGGTAATTATCGGAAAGCAACGAAATGGCCCAATTGGCACGGTGAGATTGGCTTTTAACGGCCAATACTCACGGTTTGATAACTATGCCGGTGCTGACTGGCAAGAGGATTATTAATGCAATGGAATGAGGAAAAGCCGATGAACATCCTGATCATTGGGCGAAAATTTGCAGCCATCAGTGATGTGAAAACATATACGGAAATGTGGTCTTATAACCTGGCCTGCGCCTTTAGTGAGGCAGGGGTAACATTGCAATACCATCGTCCATATTCCCCTGGCGTCGAAAGCCCCGAGGATTATGTTGAAGCTGTGTTGACTGCTGCGACAGCATGTTCTGCGAAGGCCATTTTGGCACCAGGATTGAGGTATTTTACTACGGTACCCAGGGAAATAGGCATGCAACTGTGTCGCCGATTCTCTGGATGGGTAGCCCAGGTATATGACGGTTCTATGCTGGATTCGGCACCAGTCGATATTACTTTTACTGTCCGCGATGATACCTGGCGGTACCTGGATAATCCCGGTCGGTTAGAACGTCATAATCGCTTTAACAAACATGTTGGATGGGCAGCGAATCAGGAGCTGTTCCATCTGGAAACCAAAACGGACGATGTTCTGCGTATTTTTGTAGACCACGCTGCATTTGATGTTAGTGGTTTTGATCACTCCTTAAGTATCCTTATGAACCTTCAGCGTCTGACCGTTCCGTATGAGGCCAGAACGTTGACTGATGACGGATTGGTTACCATTGATCCGGGGAATATTTCGGTAACTCCATACAGGCGGACGCCGGTGCCAGCAACCGAATTTGCAGCTGAATTGCGTAAGAGTGACGTTTTTATCGTTACGCATCCCGAAAGCCTTGGATTAACTGTACTTGAGGCGGCAATGTGCGGGGCGTTGGTATTAACGCCTCCCGATTGCCTTCCGCCAGATCGCCTGGCTTTGGTGAACCATATGGTTATCAAGTCGCGGATTGATTGGGATGAGGTTATTGCTCGCGTTGATCGCGTGAAAAATGCTGAAAAGGTCCAGTGTCACACCTGGTCGGCAATTGCGGAAAAGATGCTTGAGACGTTTATCACGCAGAAACCGTCGTGCGGTAACGGATAAAAAATTGAACCCGTCATAACAGAAAAGCCCGAACGCCGGGCTTTTCTTAAGCCTTGTCAACAGAGACTTGAGCGGCTTTTATGGATAGATTCCCGCTGGCCTCTATCGCCATACTTCCCCCCGCCTTCAGGGCGACATCCGCGCCTGACTTTATATCGAGATTTCCTGCGGAAGAGATGAATGCCGGACCTTGAGAAATGGCATATAACTCCCCGGCCTCGTTGAACCCGATTGTTGTTCCACTTTTCAAGTGCGTAACGGCCCAGGCTCCGCCCGCCGTCCGGACCTCCATTAGTCCGTTCCGCGACGAAATAAAGTCTTTTTTGGCGCTGGTTGATGGTTGTGCTGGTGCACCTTCGACTTCAGGCGGTACATAGCCTTCACCTTGTCCTGACGCTTCAGGCGGCACATTGGGAGCGCCACCGGATGCATCCTGTGCATAACCGATTATCAATGGCCATCGAGAATCCCCATTGTAGGGAAATTCTATCCATACTTTATCGCCGGGCAGAAATGGTGAAAACGTGTTTGCATTGGACAATATAGCTTCTGCCCACGGCAATGAAGCATCTGGTAACCCATCCATCATGCCGACAACACGTATTTGTGTACGCATCAGACCTTTAGGGTCATCGACGCTTATCACTACAGCCCGATACTTCCCTGTCAAACTACCCATTCACCACTCCTAACTGTGCACGGCTGACAAAACGAAAGCGGTCTTCGAAATGAGTCACGGACATCACTATCATTTTGTCAGGGATAGATTCATCGAGTTCTCCGTCACCTGCCGTGTTATGCACGACAATTTTCAGCGTCGTACCCGGAGTTAGCGCGGCATTTCCTTCCACCAGCATATCGAGGCGGGGGAGAATGAATTTGTTGTAGTTCGCCAGCGCGGTAGGATCGGGATTGCTCGTAAATTTAATGGGGTCTTCCTGGTTACCTGAGTAAACCACACCTTTGGTCATGTCATAACTGGCCATTCTGTAATTGTGGCGGCGCTGGTATTCATAATCGGCATTCAGGATGTTGAACTGACTAATTGTAAATCCGGATGTGTTGGGATTGGCGGACTCATAAGTAAGCGATGGAGCGGCGTTTGCCATTTTTTCCATACTTTTAAAATTGATCGTCCCCCTGGATGCCCAGCACATAGAACCGGTATCCCGGGCTATCTCCTGCAATACCTTGGTCGGTTTTTCTCCAACATTTAGGTGGTATGTGGATGTTTTTCTGAATGAGTCAGCATTTACCTTCAGACCAGGGGCAAGAGAGGAAACTACGGCTGATGGTGGCTTATCAACAAAATACTGTGCGCTGGTGGACGGAACTTTTAATAACCGCACCGGGTTACTAAACGCGTAAATCAGTACAGTATCGTCCTTGCGCGGCGCTTTAAGAACAAAGAACTCTTCCGAGAAGAGGATGCCGCCATGACCTTCCGGATCACCAAGTGAAACTGTCAGTATTGTACCAAATTTCACCCCCAGCTTATTGACCACGTAAGCCGTTGAATCCCTGATCATGAGCATAAGCTGGGGACCAGATAGCTCCCCAGGTTCGACATAGGTACATCCTACGATCATTTCGCGAGGGATTTCGTTCTGCCCAATTGAAACAGATTGCAGGAATAGCTGAGTGCGTTTTGAATCAGTTTCCGGGGCTGTGGTGGTCTTTGTGGCCATCTCATTCCTCCAGAATTTTCGCTTTTACCGTTATGGTGCCGGTGGTTTGCTGCATATAAGCCAGGATAGGAAGTTCCGCCACAACGGTGAGGTTCAATCCAACCGCGAACAGCCTGTTGTCGGCGGTGCCGGTGGTCAGATCCTGAAATGCGATTGATTTTTGCCCTTCTATGTAACAGGTAACCGGTATCTCATAACCGCCGACATTGGCAATGTGAGTGAAAGATGCCTGCCCGAGGCTGGCATACATTCGTAGCCAGAATGCTAATGCAGTTGTAACCATCCCAAGAGATTCCTTCTCGTCACTGGCGATCCATAGCGAATATTCCAGTGAGAAAGGGATAGTCGATACCAGGGCTTCAATCTCATCATTTTCATTGGTGACATGCCCTTCATCGTAATTATCCCGGCACAGTTCACCTTCATAAATTGAAAACGCGGGAGAACGAGACAGATTCACAAGCGGCATTGCCAGCTTATTTACTGGGCCAGCAGAGGCTGTATCTTTGCGCCCGGCGCGATCGGCTTCAAATGACGACAACCACTCCTTCACATCACTAAAAGTGCCGAGCGTTATGCGATCTCTTGGTGTGCGTTTCAGGAACTCCCTGAATGACTGGTTAGTGCGATCATTAAAGCTGACAACTTGTGAGTCGAATGCTTCGTTTAAAGCCTGTGCGAGCGCCGAATCAATGCCATCAATAGTGGCAAATTCCAGCTTACCGGTTGGAGTAAGACCTTTTTTCTTAAAGATGGCCAGTAGCCATTCCTGATTATTCAGAATCACCGATGAAATTCCCTTCAAAGGCGCGTGAAGGCACGCAATAAAACAAACTGCCTACCCTGGCAGTGCCGTAATTGAATATTTTATGGATGTACCAGAAGCGGCGAATGGTTGTGCCGTCTGACAGCTGTTCCAGCCATTCGAGCATAGAACCCACTGGCACATTAACGGCGGCCAACCGAAGGATTAAAGCACTGTCGCTAATTCCCGTATTATCACTGCCGTCGTATAGCGCGTAGAAGGCGTCCATCTCATCCGGGCAGTCGAGGGCCGTTATCAGTTCTGGATCCTGATAGTCATATATGCGTTGGTTCGGTTCTATTATTTCAGATGCCGTTTCAGGTGCATTTTTGTCTCTGTAAGGTATTGCGCGATACAGAACCGCATCGAATGAGTCAGGGTCTAGCTTGATTGCTTTGAGCCAGTCCATCCGCACAAGGTTATTAAAAACTGCATGACCTTGATAACGGTGGCGCACACCAGAATCACTAAGCAGGCCGTGATCCAGATTGGGAAGGTGATTGTCCTCCACAGGATCAACAATATTACCAACGTTAACACCATCGGTTTCGATTTCAGCATCAATATCTTCCTCTTCAATCAGTTCAGAACCTTCGCCTGGAATATCCGGATCCGATTCGGTGTCCGGGAGGTTATCACCAGTCACTTGTTGTGATGGTTCTGTGTCCTCAAACATGTCATCAAAGAAACCAGCCATCGATTATCCTTTCCGTTTACGGGCTTCGTTAATTTGTGTCTCAAGAATGCTTCGCGCCTGCGCAGTGGCAGCGGCCTTGTCCATTCCCTGACTCATGAAAAACTTTATGAGGTTGTTCGCCTGCGTTTGCAGGGCTTTTTTGAGAGCGTCGGCTTCAGCGCGAGCCTGGGCTTCCCTCACCCGCGATGCTTTTAGTTCGGCATTCTTCCTGTTTGCCGTGGTGCGAGCTTTTTTTAACAACCGGCGAACGTTGTCCGTGGCGCTATCTTTTGCGCGTAGTTTTTTGCCTAATGCATCCTGAGATTTCAGATACAGCTCATACTCACGCGCAGCTTTAGCCTGATCCGTCGTTGTTGTCCGGTTGCGCGCGAGCGATTTAGCCAGTTCGCCTTTGAAATAGGTTGTTGTCTTCCGCTTGTCATCGCCGAAGGCTACCTGTTCAGCTGCTTTTTCCAGGGCAATAATGATGGCCTTGTGCCATGTGGGAGACTGAAAACGCGTCATAGCGTGCAACACATGTTTGCAGGCCACACCAGTCAGATCAGGGTTGCGGATCTTGGGGAATGCATACTCTTTTGGCGGCGCGACAGCATAGTTACCAGCCGTGGCCATATAACGATACCAGTATTGATGGCGTCCACAATCACAGTCGAAAGATACCCGGCCCTTGCAGAGAACGGCAGCGATTCGGGCTTTTTTCGCACCGTCTTCAGCAATTTCCTCAACGGCTTTATCCCATTCCTCAAATCGAATTCTGACACGGTGATGCTGGTGGACCGACTCATCCGAGGCATTAACAGATATCAATGCAAGGTTGTGTTTTAGCCCGAGGAATGTCGCGGCTTTGATCCCTGTGCCATCAGAAACTTTGTTGTTAGCGCGTTTTATATCAATGCTGGTGGACTGCGCCACCAGCTGAGCATAGGTAATGCCGGGTACCGTGCTCTTGAATTTGGTTTTATGAGCCTGCCTTGAGGTGTTGAAACTGCGTATATCTTCGGGCGTAAAGTAGGTGCCATCTTTCTTTTTCCCAAGGCTGAGGAATGCCTCAAGTTCGCGGTTACGCATCCCCATAATCCTTGGGGTGAGTGTACGTCGCGCGTTTCGCCGATTCTGACGCTGCTGTTTACGGATAAGATCGAAGACCTTGTTAAAGTCTTTTGCACTTAATCCATCAGTCTGATAGCGACCAAGGTTGTCGCGAGCATATTCAGTTGGCATTCATTTCCCTTACGCAATGGATAATGTCCCTATTACCTGGCCGTCGTATTGGAAATGGCGAATCATTTCGCGGATCCAGGTGGCAGGTGGGAGTTTTAATTTTTTGCCAACAGTCATACCCTGAGACTCATCCTCAAGCCCGGCGGCGAGCGTCACAACCCAGCGTAGCTCTGCTATGCCCCACATACGGTAAGCCAGCAAATCCGGGCGATATTGCTCATCGGGAAGAACGTAATAAATCGTCAGATTCTTGTCGTTCGATTCACACATAAGCATCACCTCTTTGCGTAGCTCTGCCCTGAGTATTGGATCGGCTATGTTGCGGTCGTCATACCGCGACAGAGGATATTGCCGGGTGCTTTGGGTTGTAGTGATTGATGTAGCCATAGTCAGCCTGCCAGAAATAGATGATGGTGATTCTACCGCTAGTCATTTGTTGAATATTTAACTCAATAAAAGAAAATTATTAGTGCAATTTTGATTGTGAAATGTATCATTCTGCCCTTAAGTAGGTTCTTCACGAGGAAACAAAATTGGCAGAACGTGTTGATGATGCAGAGCTGAGCATGAATCAGTTAGAAGCTCTCAAAGACATGGCCATCGATAACATCAGAAAGCAGGCACAGGTCGTGAGCCAGGTATTTACAGGGAAGTGTCGTTACTGCAATGAATCGATTGAATCAGGCATTTATTGTGACGCTGAATGTGCGCAATGGCACAGGGAAGAGCAGGCCGCAAAACAGCGTAAATATGGCATGCGACCGGCAGGATTTGACTGATTATGTTGCGCTTTACTGAGGAAGAGTTTCAGGCTTTTAGTGAGCGTCGAAATAAGGGGCGGTCCAGGCCAAAAACCAAAAAGGATCCATTCTTATCGCTTGCGCCGGTAAAAGAAGTTTCTCCACATGCGAAGGCACTTGCAGCACTTGCAAAGAACCCAGACCTGCGCGACGGAAATTGCGAGCACTTCGAGCAGGTTTTCATTTTTGATTACTTCGAACGCAAGCACCCTGACATCTATGAGCTGTTGCATGCAACGCCTAACGGAGGGAAACGTTCAAAAGCAACCGCCGGGAAAATGAAGGCTGAAGGGCAGAAAAAAGGTTATCCGGACATGAGTCTCGATAAAGCATGCGGTATTTATCACGGCATGCGAATTGAGCTTAAAGAACCAAATGGTAAAGCCCCGACGAAAGAGCAGATCGCCTGGATGCGCAGGCTTAGAGAGGAAGGTTACTACGTCGTTCTTGCGTATGGTGCAGAACAAGCGATAACCGCCATCCTGGAATACATAAGCCTTAAAAAGGGTGAGGCTATTGAGCATGTATTGAACGGCGACAAGTGGTTGTATGCTGCTTAAAATAATAAATTAATTAGTGCATGTACGCTCTTTGTGGTAGTGCACTTTAACATCGGGAGAATAATCGTGTCATCCAAGGTTAATTATGAGTCGCTGGCATCGGTCATGCCGCGTAATGAACAGGAAACAGATGCTGTAGTGGACCCTGTAATCGCTGAAATGAATGCTCGCCTGGAGGCTGAATTTGCAGCTGAGAATGAACATACCACCCAGGGCGACTAGGACTGTTTTTTGTGTCGGTAGCGGTCCGTCACTCACTCGTGAGGACTGTGCTGCTATAGAAAAAACTGGCTGTTCAATCATCGCGGTTAACAATTCCTGGCAGATGTTCGATGACATTTATGCCTTATACGCCGGTGATTTGTCATGGTGGAAGCAATACGGATCCACCATACCGGGAGGGAGATTCCGCAAAGTGACAGCCAACCTGGCGGCGGCGAAATCATTTTCGTTGGAGTACAGGCGATATTGTGGACCGGCGGAAGGGGTAAATAGCGGCGCGCAGGCTATCAGTCTGGCTGCTGAATCAGGGGCTGAAGTAGTGGTATTAGTCGGCTATGACTGTTCTCTGCAAAACGGCCTTCATTGGCATGGCGCGCACCCTCAAGCACTACGGAATCCAACGCAGGTGTCTATTTCAAAATGGCAACAGCAGTTCCTGGATACCCGCAAAAAACACGCAGATTTACATATTTTGAATGCAAGTAGGAGCAGTGCAATTCAATGTTTCCCAAGAATAAATTTAGAGGCAGTGATCGCGTTATTATCGTCGGCAGTGGCCCAAGCGCCGCAAACTTTGTTGCGCCGCGCGGAGTGCCGATTATAGCGGTCAATGGGGCCATCGACTGGCTGAACCGCGCTTCTTATTTTTTCACACTTGATCCATCGCCAGACAATATGCGGCGCGTTGGTCGTGGCCGCCGTCGCCGTGGTGTTTGTTATTGCATGGCACTACCCGATGTTAAAGAACGTGAAGTCAGAGACGGCGTTCTGTGCTTCCGTCGTGTGGCTGAACGTGGCATGGAGCCAAAAAATACGAATTCTCCCGAGTGGTGGGCGTGGCGCTGGTCCGCACATTTCGGACTTTGCGAAGATGAGAATGAAATTGCCAGCGGCAATAGTGCATATGGCGCTCTGAACCTGGCTTTCCATATCGGATTCAAACATGTCGCCCTGGTGGGCGTTGACGCTACACAAGAACCACGCGTTCACTCCGGCGGCACGCCAAAAAATCTAAGTCACCTGCCTTTGTTATTCCAGTCTGCGCGTGAACGGATTGACGTTGTTTCATGCGGGAAAATGGGAGGTATTCCGCAGATGACTCTTAAAGAATGGCTGAAGAATACATGATGGCACCCACAATTTATCACCGTATCGACGGTACCAAATACAGGAATGTCTGGGTTGTTGGTGATCTGCATGGTTGCTACACCAGACTGATGTCCGAACTCCATCGTGTGGATTTTGACCCGGCGCAGGATTTACTGATATCGGTCGGCGACCTTATCGATCGCGGTACTGAAAATGTCGAATGTCTGGAACTATTGCAGATGCCCTGGTTCAGGGCAGTGATGGGGAACCATGAGCGGCTGATGATTGATGCGTTAAGTCCAGATGGCAACGTGAATAACTGGCTAATGAATGGCGGACAATGGTTCTTCATGCTGGACACTGATCAGGAAATATTAGCCTGGGCGCTGGTGGAGCTGGTAAAGCGTCTGCCCTATATCATTGAGTTGAACACCGGGCAAGAAACTATCGTTATAGCCCATGCCGACTATCCGGATAATGAATACCAATTCGGTAAGGAGGTGCCGCTTTTCAACGTTGTCTGGGCGCGCGAGCGTATCAGTGATTCGATGGATGATATTGGTGGCGAAATTTCGGGCGCAGATCGTTTTATCTTTGGTCACACTCCGGTGAAAAGCCCGAAGACATTCTGGAATCAGCAGTATATCGACACTGGTGCCGTATTTTGCGGAAACCTGACATTGATGAAAGTGAAAGGTGATGGTGCAGCATGAAGATTGCTTTAGTTTTTCGCTCTGGTGGTGACTATAACGCTTCCGATGTGCAGTGGCTGGTTAATCAACTGCCAAAAGGCTATGAAATTATTTGCCTGACAGACCTGAAGCGTTTACATGTACCTGGCGTCAAAGTTGTCCCATTGATCAACCAGTGGCAAAAGTGCCGTGGCTGGTGGGCGAAAATCGAGTTGTTCCGACCGGATATAACCGATGATCTGTTCTATCTGGATTTGGACACGGTTATTGCCGGTGATATACGCCCAATCCTAGAGCATCCACCAACCAGCTTCACCATGCTTAGGGATTTTTACCATCCACAATATCGTGGCAGCGGTGCCCTGTGGATACCAAATAGTGTTAAAGCGCATATCTGGAGTTCATTCTGGCAAGATCCGGAAGGTTGGATTTCTCGTTGTGTCACTACTGAGTGCTGGGGGGACCAGGGGTTCTTACGAAAGGTTATGGGCGATGATACACCAGCATTTCAGGATCTGTATCCAGGATGGTTTGTAAGTTACAAGGCCGATGTTGTGGAACCTGGTTCAAAATATGCGAGCGCGCGTTACTCCAGGGGGAATGGGGCATTACCAAAAGACTGCCGAATAATCTTTTTCCACGGCAAACCGCGACCTCGCGAAGTGTCAGAGGATTGGTTTCCCCTTATCAGCTCATTTTTTGAGCGAGAATCAGAATAATATTGCTCTAATAATTCCATATTTTTAAAACGTGATGTACACTCATCACGTTTTTTATTAGAGCAATCTACAAGGTGCACTATGTGGCCATTCCGACGGAAATATCACTACTGGCTGATCGCCTTTGTTACGCCGACCGGCGGTATCAGGCATGTCATCACCAGGTATCGCAACAAGAGACTCACCTTAGCCAGAATTTTACAGGCTGCCATAGGTGAGGGACTGGATACAAATTGCGTAGTCCTTCCTCCTTCATACTTAGGAAAAATGACCGAAGCACAAGCTAATACGGAACTTTGAAATGAGCACTTCAGCACAAAACCAATCAATCGAAAATGTATGTATCCCTGATGTCCTGAATGCCGGTATCCCGGCCATTATCCAGAACATCCGGGCCGCGCAACGCCGCGTTAGTTGTGATGACCTCACAGCACGTTTTTTTGATAATGCGGTTCAGTCAGCGGAGATGCTTCACGCACAGCTTATTGATGTTTATAACGCAGAAGCTGATAGCCATAACTCCCTGGTAGATGCAGCTGAAAATATGCAGTTGGATCTCGGTCTGAAGGGTAAAGAAATTGAAGAGCTTCAGCTGGAAATTGAACATTTGAAACGCCAGCAACAGGACGCGATCGACGATGCGACGCATGACGCCAACCAGCGTGCTGATAATGCCGAACGTATAAGCATTGAGCTGGAAACAAAACTCAATGAAATGACTGCGATGGTTGAACTGCGGAACTCACAGATTTCAACGCTAAAATCTCAATATAAAGAGATCATGAAACTTGATCCTTTTAACCTTGAGAAACGCTATAACAAAGCTAAAAGCGAGCGACAGGAACTGCGTAAGCAGGTCGCCGACCTTAACCAACAGCTCAAAAAAACTATTAAAGATGCAAGCGAGGCGCGCGTGGCATTTGCTAATAAAAAAGCAGAGGTTACCGCGCTGGTTAATGAGAATGCCAAATTTGCGACGCTCAAGAAGGAAATGTATGGCATTACTGAGCGCCGTTTCCCTGCAAGCAAACTTCATCCGACGTTAGGGCAAATCTCCTTCTTCCCGCGCCTCCTGGCTTATGGGATCTCATCGCCTAAAGAGTTCAATAACGAGCGTCCTTATATCGTTTCTAAGCTGGACTTTGCTTATCAGTTCTGCTGCGACATGGGCTATGCCATTGATATCCGAATCAACGAATGGTTGATGCCAAACTTCCAGCCGTTGGCAATTTTCCGCGAGTTTCAGCCGGAAGGTTGGGTAGAGTTCTTCCATGAATTGATCTGTAAAGAGATGGAAAGCCGCCGCCCGGAATTGGTCCGTCGAGTTGAGTGGGCGCAAGAGGTTATGTTGGCAGATGCAGAGCTGCCGTTCGAACCGGAATTCATTGATGATCTGGCAACTAAAGGGCTGCATACCCTGTTTGATGTGGTTACCCGCCGTCATGAGCAGTTGGTTGTCGAATTGGGTTTAGAGGAAACTGCGGCAAGAAGACTTCTCGATGTTTGCTATGCACGTAGCGATGCATGGGAAAAAGAGAACGGCGGCACTATTTACGTTCGCTGATAGTTACAGTGTCACTTTTAATGCTGGTGGAGTGCTCCCACCAGCATTTTTTTTCGTCCAATGAGGAGGGCATTTGAGTATTTTCAATAAACACGCACACCAGGAACGTCCGTACATCGTCATAGTAGATATTGATGGGACGATATCAGAGGCAACGGAAGACAGGCTGCATTTACTTCCACCACCTGGCAAAGGTGCATTAACAGAGCACTGGAACGAGTTTAACCTTGCCTGTGACACTGATGCTCCCATCACTCCAGTTATTGATATGGTGCGCCAGTTGTCCGGCATTTACACCCTCTGGTTTGTAACCGGGCGCTGTGAGATAGCCAGGGATAAAACACGAGCCTGGTTGCGTAAGCACGTAACAAATGGGGCGGAGCCTTTGCTATCTATGCGTCCTGCCACCGATGACAGAAATGACGGTCCAGCAAAGATTGATCTCCTGAAGAAAATTGGTCTAAGTAAAATTGCGTTCGCGCTGGAAGATAAGATTGAAGTGGCGCGTGTTTTCAGGAGTCACGGCGTACTTACGTTAATGGTCAGGGAGTATGAAAACGCGCTTCTACATCAACAATAATTGCTCTAATAAATCTTGATTTTTAAAACAGAGAAAGTGAAAATAAAAACATGCCGTAAGGCGCGGCATGTATCCAATCAATCACAGGAGCTGAAAATATGAACACGGCATTCAAAATCATTATGGCCGCGATCTATTTCTGGCTGTTCTCTATCACTTTTGGCGGCATCGTCGCGCATGGGTAAGGGGAATGCATGAAAGGCGAAGTGAAAGAGCGCGGCATGATTTTCAACGATGAGATGGTCCGAGCCATCCTCGAAGGAAGGAAAACGCAGACGCGGCGGATAATGAAAAATCAGCCTGCGGAAGTTGGTCCAGAAGCACCAGTGATGGTTAGGGAAATTGGTGCAGGTTTTCAGTGGTACGGGGCTGATGGTGTAAGCAGTGTTTTCAATTGCCCCTTTGGTATCGTCGGCGATCGAATTTGGGTTCGTGAAACATGGGCGATATTAGGCAATGAGGATGGTTGCAGTGTGGACTGGAACGACAACCTTTGTCGTGGCGATGAGAAGAACGCAGCAAGGATTTATCGGGCCAGTTGCGAGCAAAAACCTGGTGATTACGGCTTATGGTCGATACCCGATGATGCCGACTGGAAACCTCACACTGTGAATGAAAAGTTTGATGGTGGGTGGAGTCCATCAATTCACATGCCGCGATGGGCATCACGCATTCTGTTGGAAATTACCAACGTGCGCGTTGAACGGTTGAACGATATCAGCGAATGCGATGCAAGGGCTGAGGGCGTTCCGCCTGCTGGAAGTTTGCTTCCTGATCACCCGGGAACATTCCTTACTCCCAAGGGGGATTTCGCAATGGCCAAGGTTGCGTTCCAGCGCCTGTGGGAATCCATCTATGGTGAAGAAAGCTGGAACGCTAATCCCTGGGTGTGGGTAATCGAGTTTAAGCGCATTCAGGAATAAACCGTGAGTATGCATCAAATCGTCAGTTTTTCAGGTGGACGAGCATCAGCCTGTCTCGTTCATCTGTTCGAATAGGTAGTGGCATGACAATCGTAAAAACCCATACCGGCACCGTGATCACCAAAGACGGTCCGCAGGTAAAAAAACTGCACCAAACAGAGCGGATGTGGGTCGTCGGCAAAAATGAGTTTTACCACAAAGATACCGGACGCCGCCACTTTGCAGAAAATACGCGCCGTCGACTGCTGTTAGACACCATCAAGCCTATCGAGGTGAAGCATGTTTAAACAGAACGAAAAAGCTATCGCTCAAATTGCTGATTATATCCCGCGTGCGTGCCGGGGTATGCAGTTGCAGGAAGCCAAAGCGCGCCTGGAGAAAAAAATTGCGCTCTATATTGATGACGGCTGTGATGCTGCCGTTCTTAACGCGGCGTTCGCACCAGCTCTTAACAGTCATACTCGGGAGTCTTTTTTTCGTGCATCGAAGCGCAACTCCGCAAAGGAGGCAGCCAGTGAGCAAAATTAATTACCGGGCACTGCGTGAGATAGCAAAACAGGCAACACAGGGCGAATGGGTCGCATTTATTTCGCCGGGTACTGGTACGTATGCGGTGCATACGCCCGGTGATAAACGATGTGAAGATGTTATCAAATGGACCGGCTTTGATGGGCTGAAAAACGCAGAGAACAACGCTCGTTATGTTGCCGCATTCAACCCAAAGGTTGCACTGGCGCTACTTGGTGAAATTAAGCGCCTGGAGGACACAAATATTGATGCTATGTGCCGAATAGCACCGCTTGAGACTAAGCTCGCGGCGCTGGTGGCAGAGAACGCCGGGCTGAAACACGCAATGGCCGTAACTCTTGAGCATGTGTCGGTCACGGATGCAGGGCAGGCTGGTGTTGCTGCAATGATTATCAACGATGCCCTACACCACAGCGAAACTCCAGCTACCGATGCTTTTCTGGCTGAAATTCGTGCGGAAGCACGCAACGAGGGGATTAACTATACCGCCAGCCGTCTTGCTGCTGCGTTCAATCACGGATTTATCAATAAGTCTTTGCGTGAAGTTTTCGACGTTACACGCATGATTTTGTCAGCGAAAGAAGAGTTGGCTAATGAAGCGCATCCGATTGATGGCCTGTCTGGTGAATATGCGGAGAAATCCCTTGAAGAATGGGCGGAACAGATTCGCAAAGGAAGCAGCCAGTGAATATCGACACGACAATAACGATCGATACGCTCCTAAATACCGGTCTGGCACTTCTCGGTTGGCTTTACATCATGTCCCGTACATGGCGATGGCTGGGTTCCATTTTCCTAAAACAGTGGAAAAAACGGCGCAAACAGGAACTACGCCAGAAGGCATTAGAAGCGTTCTATGACGCATTTGAGCTTAGCCGCATTGAACCAGGTACAACAGCCAGGATAGCGACAAAAGGCGACCTGATGATAGTGATGTTCCGACAGGAGAGAGCAGAGAAAGGGGAATCAGCATGAAATTTTCCAAATTTTCTGAGTTGGTGAATCGTATTTTGTCCAACAACCACAGCCATCGTCGCGATATGGATGTAACAATCGTTGTTCATTCGCCTGGCAGCATTGGTTCAACACCTTCAGTTGAGGTTCAGTCAATTCACGCTGGTTTTGATTGGGATTCCGGGAAAGTGCTTATTTTCCCATCACAGCCACTGACCACGCTAACACCAGAACAGATTACTGATATCACTGATAGTGTGCGCAAAGGTCAGTCTTGGCACGCATATCAGGAATACAAGAAGCATCAAGAGCAGTTGGAAAAATTGTCGATTGAACTGGATGCCGCAAAACAGCGCATTGCAGAGCTGGATGGTAATCGCACGGCGCTGGCAGTGGAGAATGCCTCAATGAAGCTGTTTATCAGGGGCTGTTGCTACGTGTTTGATGGCCAGCAGGATGAAATATCTGATGCGTATATCTGCGCAACAGACGGAGGGATGCCGCAAATTCCAGCCACCGACGCTTTCCTGGCTGAAGTTCGGGCGCAGGGGGTGGATGCTGCTATAGAAGCTGCAAAAAATCTGGTGGCCCAAGAATATGAGTATAAGGATTTCAAAGCGGCGCAGAGTGATTGCTGTATGCACCCTGGTTCAGACCTGGTAGGGAAGGTTGAAATGACTGAGTGGTTAGTTGACTTTGCTGCCCAGCTTCGCAAAGGAGGCAACCAGTGAGCAAAATTAACTATCAAGAACTGCGCGAGGCGGCGGAGAAGGCTACGAAAGGTAAGTGGGCTGTTGAATTCGACGATGAGATTTACTCCACTGACGGCATAAAGCATGAGCAAATAGCTATGGTGTTCAGTGAAAACGAATCTCGTGATGCTGAATTCATCGCCGCAGCCAATCCGGCTACCGTCTTGGCGCTGCTGGATGAACGGGAAAGAAACCAGCAATACATCAAACGCCGTGACCAGGAGAACGAGGAAATTGCGCTAACGGTAGGGAGGCTTCGCGTTGAGCTGGAAGGCAAAGACAGCAAAATAGCCAATCTTACCGCCGAACGCGATGCTCTTCGTGAAGGTGAGATGGGCGACGCTAGGCATAGCAACACACGGGCCGCAGCTGATATCTACTTCCAACTGGTCGAGGAGTGCGAAATTCCTGCTGGCGGATCTCTGGTCGAGTACGTTGACGATATGCGCGAGAAGCTGGAAGCCGCAGAGAAGCGCATTGCAGAGTTAGAAAGTGGTTCTCAGGCACAAAAGTTAGTTGAAGCAATCATTGTTGCGATAGAAAACGAACAGGAAAGGCTTTTTGATGAAGATTACCTAATGGATTCGAAAGAATGCATTGACGTAATTCGTGAAGAAGTAAAGCGATGGAATGATTCCCGTGCCGCTGGCATTCGCATCAACGGAGGTGAGTAGTGCGTGTGGCATGTATCGGCTTGTTACCGTACCCGACTCGTTTTTGGGCTTCTGCGCTAATTGCAAAGCCACATGTCCTGATGGCTGACAACATCATCCCGGCACCAAAGCGCCGCCATACCGGTATTGCAGCGGCACGACGAGCAGCAAAGAGACGCAGGAGAGCAAAGCGATGAAAAACCGTAAGGCAAAACGACTTTTTTTACAGCGACCTGTGCGTGTGGTGGAGCTGGTTATTAGCAACCATAAGATAGCGGTACTCCATCCATTTGGTCAGGTGGCTTTTGCCGCAAAGCGTAAGCCTACTGCGTCACAGAACAGGCGGAAGAAAGGGTACGCTGTAAGATGAAAAACCGTAAAGCAAAGATTCTGTTAGTTCGTAGAAACGCTCCTGGCGTCTGGCAGTGGGTGAGACTCAGCAACCGACGGATGGGGTTGATGAAATATTACGGGATGATGGATTGTGGTTTTTGCAAAAAGCCCAGCGCGGCGCAAAACCGCTGGAAAAACCACTTGCGCACTAAAGGAGAGTGATATGGCGTTAACACACCGCGAACTCTGTCAAATTGCGTACAAGTTCCTTAAGCGCAACGGGTT